ACAACGCAAATAGCAACAACAGCCTTTGTTGTCGGAGAAATTGATGCTCTTATTAATTCTGCTCCTGGAGCTCTTAATACTTTGAATGAGTTGGCAATTGCGCTCGGAAGTGATGCCTCATTCTCAACGACAGTTACAAATTCATTGACGACCAAGGCTCCAATTAATAATCCCACTTTTACGGGAACCGTCGGTGGCATTACAAGTTCCATGGTTGGATTAGGAAATGTTAATAATACGTCTGATGCCGACAAACCTGTTTCTACTGCGACAACAACCGCGTTGAATTTGAAAGCCAATCTTGCCGGTCCTACTTTCACAGGAACCGTCGGTGGTATTACAAGTTCCATGGTTGGATTAGGAAATGTTAATAATACGTCTGATGCCGACAAACCGGTTTCTACTGCGACGACAACTGCCTTGGCATTAAAATCCAATATTGCTGGTCCTACTTTTACAGGCACAGTTTCTGTCGGAACTAACGCAAAATTATTCACAGATGGCGCCAATGACACTGTTCTTCAAAATAGTAATAATACTGGATTTCTTTATTTGAAAACTGGTATCGCAGGCAATGTTGGATTATCAGTTAACCTTGCAGGAAATGTTGGAATAAAGGGTAATCCTGGATTGTTTGCTCTTGCTGTCACTGGAACCGCGGCTGCTACCAATTTTTCTTCCACATCTGATTACAGAATCAAAGAAAATGTTAAATTGTTGGACGGAACCTTCACAGTTGATGTTTTAAAACCGGTTTCTTATAACAATGTCTTGACAAAAGCCCCTGATATTGGATTCATTGCCCATGAAGTCCAGGAGCATTATCCTTATTTGGTAACCGGCGAGAAGGATGGAGTCAATAATCAAAGTCTTAATTATATCGGGTTAATTGGTATTCTCACCAAGGAAGTACAAGATCTTAAGAAACGCGTTGCCGAACTTGAGAATAAGAAATAATCAATATCTATGTTTTTACCCATTGAAAAAATTGATTCACAAAACCATTCGGAGACATTTTAACAAATAATTATACTCTTTAAAATGTCTACTACTAAAGTTAATCTCGCAAAACAATATCAGAAGAAATCTGATAAGGAACACGTCCTTGATAATCCCGATACTTATATCGGATCCAAGGAACGTGTTGAAGAAAATCTATGGATCTTTAATGAATCCACCTCTCTTTTTGAACATAAACAAATCCATTATATTCCCGGTCTCTATAAACTCTTTGATGAAGGTATCGTCAACTGCCGCGACCACGTCGTTCGTATGATACAAAAGTCCAAGACCGATGACAAGACCAAACTCGTAACTTTCATTAATATTGACATCGCCGCCGATGGAACTATTACCATGGAAAACGACGGCAATGGCATTGATGTTGCCAAGCACCCTGAATACGATGTCTGGATCCCCGAAATGATATTCGGACATCTCCGCACTTCCACCAACTATGACAAGGAAGAAAAACGCATCGTCGGCGGTAAGAACGGCTTCGGATTCAAGCTGGTTCTTATCTGGTCCACCATGGGCTATATTGAAACTGTTGATCATGTGCGCGGTCTAAAATACACTCAATCCTTCCTACAAAATCTGGATAACATTTGTCCTCCAGAAATTACCAAAGTCAAGGGCGCCAAACCTTATACCAAGGTCGTGTTTAAGCCGGATTATGCCCGGTTCGGCATTGACGGTCTTACTCCCGATATCATTTCCCTGTTGAAAAAGCGTGCCTATGATATTTGTGCAGTGACCGATCAAAGCGAAAAGAAGATCAAATTCAACTACAATGGCGCCCCCATTCCTGTTAAGAATTTCCAACAATATATTGATATGTATATTGGACCGAAGGACGATCAAAAGCGTGTCTATGAAAGTGCTGATGGGCGTTGGGAATACGCGGTTGCCTTAGCCCCATCGCAAGAATTTACTCAAGTCTCCTTTGTGAACGGCATCTGTACTTACAAGGGCGGCAAGCATGTTGAATACATTGTCGGCCAAATTGTTAGAAAACTCATCGCATTTATTGAAAAGAAGAAGAAGGTCAAGGTGAATCCCTCTGCCATCAAGGAGCAACTTATCCTCTTCTTAAGATGCGATATTGAGAATCCCGCGTTTGATAGTCAAACAAAGGATTTTATGAATACGCCATCCGACAAGTTTGGCTCTACATGCTCTGTAAGTGATGCCTTCATTGAAAAGGTGGCTAAAATGGGTGTCATGGATATGGCATGTAATTTGACGGAGGCGAAGGAGAGTCGCGTGGCCGCTAAAAAGACCGACGGTTCTAAAACCAAGAATATCCGCGGAATAGAGAATTTCATGGATGCTAATTTCAGCGGCACTGAAAAGTCTAGTGAATGTACTTTGATCTTGTGTGAGGGATTAAGTGCTATGTCCGGTATTGTTTCAGGATTGTCTTCTAGCGATCGTAATGTGATTGGCATTTATCCTTTGCGCGGAAAGTTGCTTAATGTTCGCGGCGAGTCTCTTAAGAAAATCACGGATAATAAGGAAATCACGGATCTTAAAAAGATTCTTGGTTTAGAAAACGGCAAGGAATACAATTCTGCCGAAGATGTCAATCGGTCTCTCCGATATGGCAAAATCATGATCTTGTGTGATCAAGATACTGATGGCTCCCACATCAAGGGGTTGTGTATTAATCTGTTCCACTGCGAATGGAAATCCTTAACCAAGATACCCGGATTTATTTCCTTCATGAATACGCCAATTTTAAGGGCGAGCAAGGGCAAGACTACGCTGTCCTTCTATAATGAAGGAGAATATGAGACGTGGAAATCAGGGATCGGCGGCGAAGCCGCCTCTTGGAAGATCAAATACTTCAAGGGTCTCGGCACTTCTAAATCCGAAGAGTTCAAGGAGTATTTCAGCAACAAGAAAACCGTAGACTTTGTCTATGAAGACGTAATCAGTGACAACGTCATTGATATGGTTTTCAATGATAAGCGCGCAAATGATCGCAAGACATGGTTGATAGAGAAATACGATAAAAATGCTTATTTGGATACCACAAGCCCCCGCATTACCTATGAGAGTTTTATTGATAAAGAACTCATTCATTTCAGCAATTATGATTGCGGTCGTTCTATTCCATGCGCCATTGATGGTCTTAAAATCAGTCTCCGTAAAATCTTATTCTGTGCTTTTAAACGTCGCTTAACCAGCGAGATCAAGGTGGCGCAATTCTCAGGATATGTGTCTGAACACAGCGCTTATCATCACGGCGAGGCAAGTCTTAATGGCGCCATCGTGAATATGGCACAGAATTTCGTGGGGTCAAACAATATCAATTTGCTTATGCCCAATGGTCAGTTTGGAACCCGGCTTCAGGGCGGTGATGACTCGGCTTCGGAAAGATACATTTTCACTATGTTGAATTCCCTCACTCGCTACATATTCCCCGAGGCCGATGACGCGATTCTAAACTACTTGAATGACGATGGCACTTTGGTTGAACCTGAACACTATGTTCCTATTATTCCTTTTGCTCTAATCAATGGCATCAAGGGCATCGGTACTGGTTTCTCGTGCTCGGTGCCCCCTTACAATCCTGCTGATCTGATTTCCTATTTGAAAAACATGTTAACCAACAAAGAAAACGGTGATTTGACACCCTATTATGAAGGGTTTACTGGAACCGTTGCCAAGATAGAATCCGACAAGTATTTGATCAAGGGAATTTACAAAAAGACGGGCGCAGATTCCATTGAAATCACCGAACTGCCCATTGGCCGTTGGACCATGGCTTACACCAAGATGTTGGAGGAGATGATGGACGGGTCAGTTGATAAGACTGGTAAGAAGACCGCTCCTCTCATTAAGGATTTCACATCTTTGTGTACTGAAGTCAATGTACATTTCTTAGTCCAATTCCCCAAGGGCAAATTGGATGAATTAATGGCCGCAAAAGATTCCGAGGGAATAGACGGTGTTGAAAAACTCATGAAACTCTCTACAACCATCAAGACATCCAATATTCACATGTTTGATGAGAATTGTAAGTTGAAGAAGTTTGAGAATGTTCATGAGATCATTCGCGGATATTATCCGGTTAGATTGGCTGCCTACAAGAAGCGCAAGGATCATTTGGTTGCGGCTATGCAACAAAGAATGCTCGTTTTAACCAACAAGGCGCGATACATTGAATTTACATTGATTGATAAGATTGATTTGAGACGTAAGAATGCCGAAGCGGTTACAAAGATGATGGATGTCAATGGATTTGATAAGTTGAATGAAGGCGGATACAACTATTTGGTTAAGATGCCGATGGATTCAGTTACGGTTGAAAACGTGGATAGACTCAGAAAGGAGCGAGATGATACTCAGAAGGAGTTGGAGATTCTTATGGCAACAAGTTTAGAAGAAATGTGGATGCGTGAATTGGACGTGTTGGAGAAGGAATATGTTGGATACAAGAAGGAGCGCGCGGAACTACAATTGCCGCCTGCCACCGCGCAAGCAAAGAAGTCAACTAAGAAAAAATAAATAAATGGGTTGTTTGTTATTTGTTTATAAATATGGTTGTTTTTTCTTGGACATTAACAATATATAACATGTGCGAATCATTGCCGAGATCATTGAAAATGCTTTGTTTTGGAAATGATACATCTCTTGATGCGCAAAAGAAAAAGAAAGTATTGCCGCAAATTAGTCAAAAAATGAGATACAGTCAAATTGTTAATTCGGTCAATACGGAAGGTCGCACAACCATTGTCACAGATATTAATAAAGTCCCCATTGGGTTTAGACCGGTCCGGGCAATCATTCTTCCTCCGACTAATTTCCGCATTTTTAGCTGATTTGTGATTGTCTGTGATTTTTTTATTTAGCAAATATATAATGAAAAAGCCTGTTAGACAGCCTGATGGATTTTACCATGTTGATGGAAAGAAGTATGAAATATTAGTTGGATCTCGCGCTCAAGTTCACAATGGAACCGCATGCAAGACTCCTGGCGGATTGCGCAAGACTCAATTGTTAATGAACAAGTGGGGACGCATTGTGAGTGCCAAGAAGCATGCTACTGCCAAGAAGGAGAAGCGCTTGGAGAAGCACGGATTTTTTGCCAAGAAGGGTCAGTTTGGATATGTCAAGAAGACTGCCAAGAAACAGAGTCGTAAAGCTAAGAAATAAGCGACAAATAAGTTGATAATTATTAAATTTTACACATTTATAAAAATGTATAAAATGAATATATAATGCCAAGAAAAGTTGTTATGTGTCGTTATAAAAGTGTGAAAAAATGTAAACGCGCATTTGTATCTTGTAAATATGTTTCTGGAAAAACCCGCAAATATTGCAGGCGGTCTACCAAAAAAAGCATTGCCAAGCATTACTCCAACAAGAAAAATTGATCACTTTGCCCAAATTTGAATGTCAAGTATATAATATAAATAATTTAACAATGTCCTCATTCATATCCTCGTTCATGCCCTTGTCTAT